TTGGTTACATACCTCAACTTGTAGGGTACGCTAAAGGAGCAGACAAAGATGTAGGTGGTTGGTGGGTAGTCAATAAAGGTACTGGTCAGTTCAAGTACGTTAATGCTTCATCAGTAGATAGTAAAGAAGTCTTAGATAACATTGAAAAAACTTATGACTACATAAATAATGATGAGCCTTTTAAGCGTTGCTTTGATGCAATAGAGGAAACATTCTACAAGAAACCTACAGGTAACAAGAAGCTTACAACTGAGTGTGGCTTCTGTTCATATAAACATAAGTGTTGGCCTACTTTACAAACACGACCATCATTAGTATCACAGGCCAGAGAAAAACCAATGATAGACTACGTACAAATAGGAAAGGAAGTAGCATGACTACAATTACAATAGACAACGTAAAACACGAAGAGGCAGACTTAACTGATGATCAAAAGAAGTTAGTGCAAGAGGTTCAGATAAACCAGAACGCTATAACTCTACTTGACCATCAACTTAACTGTCTTAAAGCAGCAGGTACAGTAAAACTAGCAGAGCTAAGAAAGATACTGAAACCTGTTGAAGAAAAGACAGATGCCAAAAGCACGTAGGCATAATGCGTACAGATATCGTAGCGGTCTTGAGAAACAGATCGCTGCGTTCTTACAAGAGGTACAAACCAAAGTAAGATACGAGCAGCTTAAAGTAGAGTGGGAAGACTTGAGGTATCGTACCTACACACCAGACTTTTTGTTAGACAACGGAATCATAATAGAAAGCAAAGGGATCTTCGACTCTGAAGATAGGCACAAGCATACTTGTATAAGACAACAGCATCCAGAGTTAGACATTAGATTTATATTTAGTAATGCTAAAGCAAAGCTTTACAAAGGAGCTAAGAGTACGTATACAGATTGGTGTGAGAAGAATAACTTTAAGTATGCTCACAGGGTTATGCCTGAAGCATGGTTAAAAGAAAAAGGTAAACTAATTAAACATAAACGAATAGTACTAAAGACTGAAAGGAAAGATAAATGAGTATAGATGTACCTAAATATCTATCAGGAAAGAAAAAAGAAGAGGACATAATAAAAGAACCCTCTCACTATACTCGTTACGCTATAGAGCCAGTAACATTTATAATGCAGAATGGCTTTACCTTTGAGATAGGTAACATAATTAAGTATGCAAGCAGGGCAGGACATAAGTTATATGAAGGTATGGATGCAGTAGAGTCAGAGATCACAGACTTAGAAAAGATTAGACGCTACGCAGAGATGCGTATAAATGTGTTAGAAGGTAAGGATGTGCTATGAAATCCTTTAGTGTCACATTCAGAATAGAAGTAGACGAAGAAGCTAACATACTTTCTATGTATGAAGGTGGTCACGAACAAGATGTAAGAGAACTAGTAGAGGATGTATTCTACGACATAGATGATGTACATATAAACAGTATAAAGATACAAGAAAGGTAATAATATGGTAACACACGAGGAGCTACAAAAGATGGGGTACTTTGATAGTAAGTTAGATGTAAATGATACAATAGATCAGTTCACTGCTTATAGTGAGTGGGTAGAGAACATGATTATTACACCGCCTGAGAAGAGACTCTTTGAAAATCTATTTGGTTTGATGAGTGAAGCAGGTGAAGTTGCAGGTAAGATGCAGAAGACTATACGTGATGCTAAGTCTGTGTCAAAAGCTGACATGGTTAAAGAGTTAGGTGACGTAGTGTTCTACGCTACAGCTATAGCTAATGCCTATAAGAGTTCACTCAAAGAAGTTGTAGAAGTAAACATGGACAAGCTAAACAATCGTAAGAGACAAGGTAAAATTAAAGGAAGCGGAGACAACAGATAATGCAATACAGATCTAACTTAAACCCTATGCTGAGATCTAAATTCTCAGAAGACATATTCAACCACAAGTACAGACATGACGGAGCAGAAACGTGGGCTGCATTAGCGCACACTCTTGTAGAAGATGTATGTAAATCACCTGACTCAACAGGTAGCCAAGATGCTTACCTATCGAAAGAAGAGAGACAACAGCTAGAAGAATACATACGAGACATGAAGTTTATACCGGGCGGTAGGTACTTGTACTACGCAGGTAGACTCAACAAGTTTTTCAACAACTGTTACCTACTCAAAGCTGAAGAAGATACACGAGAAGACTGGGCGAACCTATCTTGGAAGTCAGAGAGTTGTCTGATGACAGGTGGTGGTATAGGTGTAGACTACTCTATCTACAGAGGAGAAGGCGCACCAATACAGAGGACAGGTGGCGAAGCATCTGGTCCTATACCTAAAATGAATATGATAAATGAGATTGGGAGAAGGGTGATGCAAGGTGGCAGTAGGAGATCAGCTATCTACGCTAGTCTTAACTGGCGACATCCTGACATAAATAAGTTCTTGGTAGCAAAAGATTGGGCATCAATGCCTGTTGGTAGTACAGGTAAAACTCTCTGGGATATAAAGCAAGAAGACTTTAACTTCCCTGCACCCCTTGACATGACTAATGTCTCAGTTAACTACGATACGGATTGGCTACTTAACTACTACGAAACTGGTGCAGTTGGCCTTACGTTTGAGGCTAATGTTAAACAAGCTATGAAGACAGCCGAACCCGGATTCTCGTTTAACTTCTTTGATAAAGAGAATGAGACACTACGTAATGCTTGTACTGAAGTAACAAGTGCAGATGATAGTGATGTATGTAACTTGGGTTCACTGAACTTTGGACGCATCGAAACTCTTACTGAGCTAAAGGATGTTGTACGTCTAGCCACTATGTTCCTTATCTGTGGGACATTAAAGGCACAGCTACCTTACGATAAAGTGTATAAAGTTAGAGCTAAAAATAGGAGATTAGGTCTAGGCTTTATGGGTGTACACGAGTGGCTCATAAAAAAAGGATACAAATATGAGGTCACGCCTGAGTTACACCAGTGGCTTTCAGTATATAGGGGAGAGTCTGATAAAGTCTCTAAGGAGTTCTCAGAGAAGTTATCTATTACCAAACCAGTAGCGAATAGAGCTATAGCACCTACAGGATCTATCGGCATACTAGCTGGTACATCAACAGGCATTGAGCCTATCTTTGCTGTGGCATATAAGAGGAGATATTTAAAAGGGAATACACGATGGGTATATCAATATGTAGTTGATAGTGCTGCACAAGAACTCATTGATCTGTACGGTACAGACCCAGAACAAGTAGAGAGTGCGTTAGACTTAGCTTCAGACTACGAAAGAAGAATAAAGTTTCAAGCTGACGTACAAGACTATGTAGACATGAGTATTAGTTCTACAATTAATCTTCCTGCTTGGGGTAGTAAACTCAACAACGAAGATACTGTACGTGACTTTGCTTATACATTAGCAAGCTACGCTCACAGGCTACGTGGGTTTACGTGCTACCCTGATGGCAGTCGTGGTGGTCAGCCACTTACATCTGTACCTTACAGTGAAGCAGTTGAGAAACTAGGGGAAGAGTTTGATGAACACGTAGAGACTCACGACATATGTGACATCAGTGGTCAAGGAGGTTCATGCGGAGTATGAGTATAATTAGAGAGGCAGAACAATACATCAAGAATAAAAAGTATCATCTGATAAAAGGGGTATCTCAAAGGTTAGACCCTTTAGAGGAATACATACAAGATAACTTGAGTGAATCTTTAGAGAAAGAAAAAGCTATTGAACACTTGACAGAGGTATTTATGTGGTGTAAAAGATATACAGATCTTCGTGGGTGAGGGTTGTGTGTGCTGAGAAAAGGGGGAGAGCTTAACGGTTCTCTCTCTTTTTTTTTTAATTAGCTTCCATTAAAGGTAAAGCCATTGCTTCTATTTCTCTTATCTTCATAGCATCATAGTCATTCATGTATGCTATAAAAGTTTGTAATTCAGTAATACTTAAGTCAGTTAGTTTTCTTTTTCCTTTTCTACCAGAGTAATTTTCATACTCATTTAAAATAGTAGAAAGTCTTGTCTCACTTTTCTTTTTAGATATGTCATAAAGTATTTGTAATCTTTGATCATTAGGATCTAAACTTGCTGCTAATTGTAATTCAACTGCTTTTTTAGCAGGTTTTACTACTTTTTCTTTCCATATTAGTTGTCGCTGTTCATTAGTACCTTTTTGCCAAGCGTCTTGTTTGTACCATTCTTCGGCATACCATTCTAAATGAAAAGAAATCATCTTAGTCATTACATTATTTACTTCAGGGAACATATTCTTTATTGTTTGTCCTGCTTTCCAGTAAGGCTTTGATATTTGATTCATCATTCTTTGAGCAGTACTTAATACAGGTTCTTCTCGTAGTCCTATTGCTTTTTCAGGTTGACCTCTAAGAGCAGGTACAACTGTTGCGTCAAACTTCTCAGTTTTTCCTGTAGTTCCTAACTTTTTTAAAGGCACATACATATTATCATTTGATACTAAATAATCAAACATAGAATCTGTGTACCTAACAAGTTGGTTTATGTTTTCTCCGTTAATTCTTTTATCAACTACGATGTCGCCTTTTAACATACGTATTGCATCTCCAAAAGGTTCTAGAGGTCTTTGAAAACCACCCCCTATATTAGCAGCAAAACCTCCTGAGTGTATGGCAATTTCTTCTAACAGACCTGCAGGATTTTTACCACTTGCTGTATCTAAGAATATATCTTTTAATACATCTAAACTTACATTAGCCCCTCTAGTAAATGCCTCAATGGTAAAAGTTTTTAGTCCTTCTTGCAATAAATCTTCAGGGGGAAACTCTCCTCTAGATATGTGTGCAGCAACTGTGCCTATCCACATAGGTAAATTTTTAGGGTAATCATATTTATAGCTTCTTATTCTTCCTGCATCATCACGTTCAGCGTACCAAGGAAGACCTTCTTCTAAAGCTGCTTTTCTTGAATCTGCCATATAAAAGAATGCAGTCCAAGCTGCAGCAGCAAATGCAGCTTTCTCACCTATACTTCTTCCTAGTGCTTGTTTATTTGTCTTCTCATAAAATTTACTCTTGCGATAGAAGGCTTGATGTATAGCACTAAGACCTGTAGCTTCCATTTGAAATGCTACAGTATTATTGTAAAACTGTCCGAAAGGTACTTTAGTTCCTCCAAGTGGTATGTTTCTAAGGTCTTCTATAAATTTAGCAAACCTTCCAAGTCCACCTTTCATGTCTGCAAAGGACTTTGAAAAAGTATTTCTTTGGGCATTAGATACAGCTTCTGCTACTAAGGCTGTCCACTGATCTGTTTCTGTAATTCTCCATGCATCTTTGCTATTTAAAAAATCATCTATACCTAAGTTATATTGTTTTCTTGTTAGGTAATCCATGCTTGTCATAAACTCTACAGACTTAGAGTATATGTCCATAGCTTTAGTACCCCAAAGTATTTGCATTTTATCTACATAAGCATCTACCATTTCAGCAGGTTTTTTGTACCATGTTTTAATTGTAGGTTCTGCAGGAGCTAAATCTAAATACTTGTTCATATCTTTTACTTCTACACCACCATTAGCCCACTTCATTAATTTTTGAGCCTCTGGATAAAACGCCATAAAAGATTGTACTTCATCTACTGTAGTTTCTAAATCTAAAATTCTTCTAGCTTTATAAACTTGATTATCAAAAATGTTTTGGGCTAATTGAAACTGATTGGCTGAATACTTTCCTCTTCCTACAAGTGCTTGAATAGTAGCATTACCACCGTGTAACATCATTTGAGCCATTCGCCCTGTTGACTCTAGTCCTGTCATAACTTTCCACCCTTGGTAGTTTAACCAAGTAGTTCCGGGGTTAGTAACAATAGCTCTTATAAAACTTTTTGTTACCCAAGTTGAGCTATCCCATATTCCTTTTATTGGATTAGGTAATTTTTCTCCAAAAAAATTAAGTCTAGACGATAAAGATTTAGTATCAATAGGATCTATTATTTCATTTTGTATTTTTCCTGTTTTATCTAAAGTAAGCTTTGCATCTTTACCTATTTTTTTAGCCATGTTACCCATTAGACCTAGTTTAAATCCAGCTTCACTAAGGTCAGCAGCTATTATATTCATAGCTGTATCAAAGTTTATAGGTCTATTAGTAGTAGAACTTCTAAATTTTTCAGGGCCATGTTTTCCTAATGTTGATCTATAGTTTCTTCTTATTTCTTTTTTTATTTCTTTAGGTGCTGCAACCGTAATGTCAATAAGCCAATTAGAAAAATTATCTTTTATAGCTTTACCATCTGCATCTTTTAAATATGTTCTTTTACCTTCATAAATTATTCCATATCTTCTAAGTAAACCTTCTATTCCTTCAACGCCATCTTCTGCAGCACCAAACATATAAGCATTATACACACTATCATACTTTCCTGCTGGATCACCTGCAGCCCTAAAGCTAAGAGGCGCACCTTCTTCTACTTTATCTAGCCACGTATTAAATTTAATAGTGTTGTTTCGTAAAGATGCACCTATTGCAGATATTTTTTCTGGTCTAAGATCTTTCCAAACATCTTTAGCTATTGAAGTTTTTGCACCTTCTTTTATAATGGCTCTGTTTTTTACCATCTCCTCAAACAACCAAGGTGTAGGACTTGCACCACCTAAAGCATTACGTGCTGCTTTATTAAACAAAGCGTGGTACGCAAAGTTTACTCCCCCTCCTAATATTGTAGCTAAAGTAGTCACTGCTACTGTTTGACCTACGCTGTAATCTTTTTTTACATCTGCCATTATATCTGAGGTTTGATTTAAATAATCTATACCTGCGTTAAACATTCCGTTTAATCCTGCACTTCCTAAAAGTGCTTTTTTCATTCCTGAAAATTGTACGTCTGCTCTTTGCATAGCAGTAAAGGTTAATTTATTTACTGCCTTTTGAATTTCATTTTCTTTTTTAGCTTGAGATAATTTTTTATTCTTTTTAACTTTAGATGTTACAAGAGCTATATCTTTTTTTCTTAAATTTTTAGCTGCTCGTTTTACAAAAAAACTTTTTATTCTACCAAAAGTAATTATAGGAATTATGTTAACAGGATCTGTAACAATCGCTTGTGTAGTATCTGTAACACTTTGCTCTCCTACTGTTTTATCTTTTTTAGGATATAAAGCTGATATAGGTTGATTTTTATAGTATTCCCAATCAAGTTGTCCCTTATCATTAAGTACAAATCCAGTGTCTTTAGCTTGTTGTATCTGGTCGGTTCTTTCATCTTTCTGAAAAGCACCACCAACTCTACTCCACAACTCTATAGAATCTTTTGTAGCTTGTTTATCTAACGTATTTGCTTTACGTAACCAATTATTCATAGTTAATGCATTAACAGAGTTATACATATCTCTGTTCTTCATAAATTGTCGCCACGATTTTACGATGTCTTCTTGTTTGTTTTCTTTTAGATCCATTCCGAATCTTCTTTTCATTATGTTTTGTATAACTGAAAAGTTTTCGGGTTTGTATAGTTCCTTATCTGTAAGACCTTCTTTAGTAGGATTTAAATCAGAGTTTTTCCAATCAAATTCTTCTATTATGTTACCTAATGACGCACCTACAGATAACCCTTTATCAACAACAGGCGTTATCCATCCTAACATCCCAAAACCTCCAGTTCTACTTTTATCAACTAAAGAAATTT